AGCTGGGTCATGGGGGCCAGAAGAATCACGGCGCGGCTTAAATTGTCAATAATTATTCTGTAAACAAACGGTTAACGAGGTTCTCGGGCCGGTCCGCCTAGATAGTCCGTATCCCAACTAAGGTATTTCCAAAATCGCCGCGTGAAATTCCGTTGCCCGGACTGAATATAAAATCTCGGGGTTTGCCCCCTACCCCCCTACCCACGCCCCCTCATCTTTTTGATGCTCCCACAGTATGCCAAGCACTTGAGTTGCAAGCACATTTTCCATAATAACGATTATGCGAATGGAAGACAGAGCTGCTTTGTCAGTGTACGTCATCGATGGCGTTGCACTCTATCCTGCTTTCCCCACGACAACGCGCACGCGCGTACACATGAGCACGCATGCAAGCGTTATACCCATGCGAATACGTCGTCGTTATATCCACGCAGATATTACGGCGACGTATCCACATGAATACATCGCTGGAGTTGTATAGGGTAGGGCGAGCGGCGCACAATATCCCTGCGATGCCCCTCACAAAATAAAATGCATGTCGGCCAAGAAATCGTGTTTTACCCTATTGACCTGCCTCTAACTTCATGATACAAGGGTGATCGTTGGTAACGGCCAATCATCCCCGGCCGTGGGAACCACGGTTCCGGCGGGTGAATTGGACCTAAGAGTTTAAGTCACCCTTGAAGTCGCGTAAAGTAGATAGAAAGAATTAGAGAATAATATCCCTCGCAGTGCATCCCTGAATATCCGCTCCCTGTAATCCATGCGTATCACCGGCCGGCAAAGGCCAGCTTCCGCACGTCAACTCGAATTAAGGAGAAATTAAAATGCGTCTCAACTTCAATCTGTATCGCCTAGAAGGTGCATTCGGTCGAGAACGCCTTATCGTCAAGGGCTTCAAGTCATCCGAGGCCATGTACCGCGAGTTGGCCAAGAATGAACAAAGCCTGATTAATCCGCGTGGCTGGTGCGAATGTGCTCATGGCTTCGAGTTTGTCCGCACTGCCAAGCCCGGTAAATACGCAAAGGCTGGCGGCCAATGGCACAACGTCAAGTCCCTCGACCCCGTGACCCTCGCACACATCTAATTCAACCAAATCGTAACCAAACCTTAAGGAGACCTTCAATGACCCGTCACGATGAAATCGCACGCCGCAATGCCCGCCTCGCCAAGCGTGAAGTCCGCGAGTTGTCCTATCCCAAGCCGCAAGTCGATGGCCCTGGCTTTCAATCTGCCCGCGAGCGCCGCGCGGCCATCCGCTGGACATTCCCCCTCGAGCAGGAGGGCTGATCCCATGGCACTATATCGCTTGGATATCGATGACATGGACATGGGTCCGCATTGCCGCATGTGGCCCGGCCTTGCGACCTTCAGCGGCCAAAAACGGCGCCGCGTCGATGCAATCAAGCTCTTGCTCGCGAAAGCAGTGTGGGAATATTGCGATGGCCGCAGCATCCGAGACACGCAATTCGCATGGGACGTGCGCCGCATTGCGCAGTCCTTCGAGGGTGTGAAGCATGGCTACGTGTGGTCAATGAAATGCAGCGATATCACGTTGCGCATCTATCGAGAGGCATGACCATGGCCAAAACAATCGCAATCCTCCTGCTCTCAAGCCTCACGGCGTGCGCATCAGCCACGCCGAGGCTGTCAGAAAGCGACCGCCTCGCACTCAATGCGATGGCCGTAGCCATTCACGAGGGCAAGTGACATGCACAATATCGAGAAATCAGCCTTCCGACGCGGTGAATACGTAGGCTATGCGCACGGCGTCTGGCGTATCACCAAAAGCAAAAGCCCCTTCGGTACTTGGTGCGCCACGCACACAACGGAAGTTCGGCGCGGATCGGTCTACGCGTTCCGCCTCAAAGACTTATCGACCGAGTTGCAACGTATCGCGGAGGGCAAGTGACATGCCGGAATTCATCCTTGACCATGGGTCGCCTGAGGCCAGCAAGCGCTTCGCCAATCTCGACAGCTTCACGCAAGGCTATGTCGAGGCCATGTTCTTCACCAACACGGGGACAGGTGACGACGGCGACATGGAGCACGCCACCGTGTCCGACCTTTCAGAGGAGGCATGGTCGAATATCATCCGCAGTTGCGAGGCATTCCAAGAGAAGGCGAAAACCCTCCTCACCCTCGCCTATGCACGCAACTATGACGCGGCGCAAGCCGGTCGAGATTATTGGTTCACGCGCAACGGCCATGGCGTCGGATTTTGGGATAGGGAGCAACTCGAGGCCGATAGCCTAGGCGACGAGCTCTCTGATGCATGCCGGCATTCTGAGGTCTACGTGTGCCGAGGGGATGATGGCCTGGTCTATCACGACTGAAAGCGAAACGGCCTGGTCGGCCGTCGATTGAGGGTCGCGCCTCGATCCTGATGAGCGAGCGAAACAACGGGAGACTGAAATGAGTGACCACAGAGAAGCAATGAAGCAGGGACAAGCGCAGCTCGACTCGATCATTGAGATGGTCGAAGCGTTGCAATCCGCACTCGATGAAAGCGGCACCGATGACGAACGGGAAGCCGCAGAGCAAACCATTCACGAAGATGCGCTTTCTGTTGAAGTGCGCGGCGATTGGTATGCCCCCGGAGGCGATGGTGATACCGGCAAGCCTGAGGAATACCGCATCTTGCTCTGCACGGGTGGCCCGGCATGTCAGATCGTGGGCCAGCTCAATGAGCATGGCGAGCCCGAGACGGCTGAGATGCAAGTGCAGGATTGGGGTACGCCTTGGACCACGATGAAGACGAAGAACGCGGATCGTGAGGCGATGCTGGCCTATGCTCGCTGCTTCTATTTCGGTGAAGCATGACCAAAGAAGAAGCCACCGAGGTGCTTGAGCTGTTGGCCGACATTGCCGAGCACATGGCCAAGCTCGCCGAGAGCCAGCCGAAATATCGCGATCAAATCCTGAAAGTTGCAAACGAGTTGCGCCGATACGTGCGCCAACACAGAAAGGAAGCAAAATGACTAGTCGAGACTACGAGAATGAAGTGCTCGTGATCGCGCAGGGCAATCGGTCTCTGAAAGAGCGGTGCGAATTGCTCGCCCCGATTGTGCGCTACATGCTCGACGACGCGCACCCGTACGACAACATCAGCACGCGTGATTTGTGTCAGTATTATCTGATACCGGACGCGTTCGAGAATCCCTTGCACGCGGATGAGAAAAAGACCGTCTATGCTGTGTTGCGCGCGCTGGCTAAAGGGGAGCTTCGCAATTGGCGTAAGCACTCCGACACGCCAAACTCGGCAAAATACTACGGCAAAGAGACTTACCCGAACATTTGGTTTGACGCAAAATTCAACGCGCATCCAACGGGTGGCCTTGATCCGGCGGCCCGCATTCCCGCTGCGCGGGAGCGTGTGCCGGCTCCGAGCCTTCCGGAACGTGCCTCGGTGCAACCCCTCGTATTGGAGACCTACCCTTATGAGGAAGCACTGCAAGCGGCTTTCGAAGACGGCACCATCACCTTGGCCATGAAGCTGATCGAAGTGGTTCCGCAGGTATTGGCCGACAGAACGGAGGAAATCGCTTTCGGAAACGCCGTGGACATGCTGGTGCGAAGGACGGGCAAGAAGGCTTCTCCATTGCGCAGCGCGATCTACGGTCTTATGCGCGTCATGAGCACCAGGGAGCTGGAGGCGTATTGCACCGCGCGTCGGATGCTTGGCAACGGGCGTGAGATGACTTGCCTGCTTTGGCATCGCGCCAAAAATACTTCGCCCGCACTCACAGAGTAGAGGGTTTGTCAATCCCCCTGCGATACACTACCCAAAGTTTAACAACGGAGGGAAGTGCCATGGATGCTTTGCAGTCTTTCTCGCATGCAATCGAGGGCGGGGCGCCGCTCACCCTCGAATTCGTCACTCAGAACGCCGCGGCTTTTCGCTGGGATTACCTCGCGGCCACGCTGCTCGATGAAGATCATTACGACGCGTACATGGCCGATATCGACTTTGCGCTTCGCGAGTTCGCCCATGCCCAGCACGAAGCGCGCCTGCAATTCCACGCACTCAATGGCCGCCAGCCCGTCCAGGGCCACAAGGTGCGCCAGCTCATGCGTTTTCACCGCGCCCGCCTTCAGCACGAGAAGGCCAAGGCATTCGCCACCGCATTCGCCGCACAAAAGGAGATTACCCCATGCCCATCATGACGCTCATGCTCGGCCTTCTCGCCATCTGGGCGCTGTCCGAGTTCCTCATCGCCAACCATTACGACCAGTGAGGTGCTGATGCGTAATTCACTTCGATATTGCGTCGGCACGCTAGTAGGCTTTGCAGCCGGCATCGCGTTCACCATCCACTGCAACGCCACGGCATCCGTCGCTGACCACTGCTATGTCATGGGCTATCGCTATTGCCGCGCCGTCGATGGCACACTGTGGCCCGAGACATCAGATCCCCGCGCTCGCCAGCAGCTCACCACCTTCGTCAAGCAACTGTCACGGGAGAAACTGAAATGACACGACACACGGAATACGCCTATACGTTAGCGGACAAAACCGAGCGCATGCTTGATGATGAAGATTTGAATACGATTTTGACGATCGCCCGCAACGAGCAGATCGGCCGCCTCACCCAATTCGAGGTTCGCCACTTGGTCGCCGTATACCGAGCCTTCTTCACTTTATCTTCGCCGGCAGAGACCAAATGAGGCCAGAGCCGACCTTCTCGCAGTAGTCCTTCAGCTTCGACTTCGCCAGTCCAACGAGCGCCCGACGAGCCTTATCGTGGGCGCTCTTGTCGTCTGGGGTCGAGCCCAGCGCCGACAGCAGCACCTCGGTCGTCACGCCGCTCTCCTGGCCATAGGCGCCCAGCTCGCGCAGTGCGGCCCCGACCGTCAGCCCTTCGTATGCATCCTCGCCCTGCGTCAGCTTCGCATGCTGCTCCGCTGTCGTCGGCTCGAACACCAGGGACTTGCCGATCTTGTGGCCTTGGAAGGTGTAGGGCGTCTCGGCCGCGTCGAATGCCTTGTGCTTCTCGACCTTCACCTCGACCACGTGCCGCGCTGGGCTGGTGACGCGCACCACGCTGTCGAAGTCAGCCTCATAGGCACTCGAGTCCCTCGGACCCTTGGTCACGTCGCGCCCGGTGTGGTGGATGACGAGCACCGAACACTTGAACATCTCGACCAGGCCATCGCAGAAGGCCACCAGGCGCGGCACGTCCTTGGTCGCATCTGAGCCCACCATCATCTTCGACGCCGTGTCGAGCACGATCAGACGGCACGGCCGACCTTTGAGACTGAGTTGTATCTGCGCAGCAAACTCCTCCATCTCGCCGGGTGTGCCGATCCGCGGCGCCGGCATCATGTAGAAGGGTGTCTTGCCGGCGATGCCTCTGGCCATGCGCCAGGCGGGGCGCCGCGCACGTTTGATGTCGGCCGCGCCCTCGAGCGCGCCATAGAACACGCAGCCCGCCTCGGTCTTCTGGCCGAACGTTTCCTTGCCCGTGGCAAGCGCCAGGGCCACGTCGAGCGCGATGAAGGACTTGTAGGAGCCGGTGGGGCCGTACATGAGCACGGTCGTTTGGTCGGGGATCACACCCTCGACGAGCCACTTCCCATCGGGCTCTTTGTCCATGTCGTCGTCGTCTTCGGGGGCGAAGCGCGACTTCTTGGGTGCGGTGGGGGCAGGATGCGACGCTAGCTCGGCATGTGCCAGGGAGAAGACCTGATCGGCTGGCGCCACATCCCACGCCCCCACTGCGTTCTGACTGTACGCATAGGCATTGTCACATTTCAACCGCAATTCGTCTTCTGACCACGGCGGGATGCAATGCGGATTCCACAGCTCGTCGACTAAGTCGATTGCGGAATTTTGGTCGAGGCCCAGGTCGCGCAACTGTGCAAAAAGGGCATAAGTGCGCGCATCGCCGCCCGATCCTTCGATCGCAATGTCTCCGATGCCGACACAATCGCGTAGGAGACGACGCGCGCGGAGGAGCTGTCGGGCATTTGCCTCCTCAGATGAATCAACAGACGAATTTGCTGCCGGATCTGACCTTCGACCGTCGAGGCCGGGGGGTAGGGGAGAAATATCGGTTTCGGCGATGACGACATAGGGCGCTCCATCCACGATCGACGGCGAGGCCATCACATAGCCGGTATGATTGCCCCGTGTGTCAATACCCGGTGCAATTCGGTTCACTGTCGACGGCAGCGATCCCTCGAAATAGTAGTGCATGCCGCCGCGCGGTGTCCGCACGGTGTAGGTCTGAATGCCGGCCGGGAAGACGCGGGCCAACGCCTCGGCGACGCCCGGCTTGTAGATGTCGGCGTCGACCACGGACCACCCCGCGCTCGCCGGATCGATGGCCACGTTGTAATTCGGATTCTCGGTCCACCATTGCCGGATGGTCTCGGCGTCCGTCGTGGCGTCGTGCAGCCCATGCTCGGTGGCCGGCCGCTTGCCATTGGGCACGCAGGGAAACACGGCAATGCCAGCCTCGGCATAGGCCAGGGCAGCGGTCAAGAAAGCGGTCTCGAGCATGGATGACCCCCGGAATTGGATGGCCACCATGACGCCACGTTCTTACAAATTCAATAATTGCCCTGTATTTTGACGTGGTTAGCGCTTCGAGCTGTCACGATGCTTCACCGGGGGACTGCATGCAACTCGATTACATTGACAAAACGTCACTGTTCACTCTGATGGTGCCCCGTGGCGATCGTCTGGCTGTCCAAGCGCTCATGCGCGACCATGGCCTCGACCTGTCGATGCCGGGCTCAACCCCTTCCACCGCCATGCTTTTCACGGGAGACCCCTATGCTGCTTGCTCTTTCTGGGATTGTGCTACTCCTCGGGCACGCGCTGCTCTGGCCGGCCTCAAGGCCCAGATTGAAAGCTCATGGGCGCCTGCCTCGGGCAAGCACTACCGTGTCCCCGCTGATATGCAGCTGTGGCCCTTTCAAGCTGCAAGTCTTGACTATAGTTTGAGCCGCAGAAATACTCTGATCGCGGATCAACCGGGTTTGGGCAAAACGGCAATTGCCATCGCCTTCTGCAATGAGGTGCGGGCCAAGCGGGTGCTGGTGCTCTGCCCGGCGAACATCCGCCTGCAATGGGTCAAGCGGATCCGGGAATGGACCACGATGCACTGGCCCTATGGAATCCACTGCATTCTGTCGGCGCGCTCCGGCGTCCACCCGACTGCGGCCTGGACCGTGACCAGCTACGAGATGGCCCGTCAGCCGGCAATCGCCAAGGCCCTGGCCAAGGGTCACTATGATGTACTCATACTAGACGAGGCGCATTACGCAAAGTCCGTGGATTCGCTGAGAACGCGGTCGATCTTCGGGGGCGGCGAGGATAGGGCCTGGGAGCCCCTGGCGAGCCGCTGTGAGCGCATCCTGGCCCTGACGGGCACTCCGCTGCCCAATCGCCCGCGTGAGTGCTACGTCCTCGCGCGACACCTCTGTTGGGATGCTATCGACTGGGCATCCGAGGAGACGTTCAAGGAGCGCTACAACCCCAGCGCCGTGCGCGAGGTGGTCGACAAGTACGGCCGGGTCAAGCGGTTCATCGACGAGCGCACCGGCCGCCACTTTGAGTTGCAGAACCGGCTTAGGGCCAACTTCATGGTTCGGCATCTCAAGGCGGACGTGCTGACGCAGCTTCCCGAAGTCATGCACGACGTGGTGCAGATGGAGGAGACTGGCCCTGTCAAACAGGCGCTCAAGGCCGAGAGCATGCTTGACATCGACCCGGAGACCTTCGCCAGCGCCGACATGACGGTCATGGGCCACATCAGCCAGGTCCGTCACCAGATGGGCGTCGCGCTGGCGCCGCAGGCCGCCGACTACGTGGCCGGGCTGCTCGACGGCGGCGAGGACAAGATAGTTGTATTTGCCCACCATCTGACCGTGCTCGACATCCTTCAGGAGAAGCTCGGCCGGCACGGGGTGGTGCGGATCGATGGCGGCTCGAGCACGAAGCAGCGCGCCGAGGCGATCAAGGACTTCCGCGAGGAGCCGGCAATCAAGGTGCTGATCGGCAATTTGCAGTCGATGGGCACCGGCACCGATGGCCTTCAGGACGTGTGCTCGCACTCGGTGTTCGCGGAGGCGAGCTGGGTGCATGGCGAAAATCAGCAGGGCATCGATCGTCTGCATCGCATGGGCCAGACGACGGGCGTGCTCGCGGAGTTCCTTGTGGCGCCGGGCTCGATCAGCGAAAAAGTCTTGGCCAACAGCCTGCGCAAGGGCCAGAGTGTGCACAAGGCCCTCGACGCAGCAATTTGAATGCTCCTTCAGGCTCCTTCATGAACTCGGGTTGGTATCGATCTCGCCCGCCGTGGCGATCGCGCTGTAGCTGCGGGCCATGGCAGCGGCAAACATCTTGAATGGAAACAACGAACGGGCAGTCTCGACACCAGCGCGCTTCATGTCGTCACTCACGTCCTCGATCGTCTTCGCCCATGCGGCGTGGTGCATCCACGCGTCTGCGATCTGCTCGCCGGTAAGTCTGATCTTCATCGGCAATGCTCCCTATGTTGACGCTTCTTCGCGCATCTCAGCCGCACGCTCGGGATCGCGCTTTTCCCATTCGTCGATCGTCAAGCAGTCGGTGCAGACGACGTCGCCGTTCTCCAAAACCTCGCTCTCGCCATCGCCGCGTTCGACCTCAGTGCTGCACCTGTTGCAGTAGACCGTCCAACCGGCTTGGAAGCGCATTGTGTCTGTGGGGTCGGCGTTGTCGGGGTTGTCGAACTTCGGCTCGCGCTTCGCCTCGATCCATTCCTCGTCGTCGCTCTCCCAATCGCGCCAGAGCGCAAGCGCCTCGTCCTTCGTGCGGCAGAAGAACACGTGCCAGTTGTTCTCGCCGGGCGTGCCGACGCTCCACGCCGGCAGTGCCGCAGGCTTGACCTCCGCGACGGCAGGCGCGCTCGCAGCTATTGGCATCGCGGCAAGTCCGACCAGTAGCTCTCTGCGGTTCATCCCGTGGGCTCCTCGTGTTACTGCGCCAGACTTGCCTCAATAGTGAGTCCTGGCGTGGGGTTATCAAAGTGGCGGATGTCGACGTGGTCGATCGCGTAAAAGTCGGGACCGCGTTCGATTAGGTCGTGCAGGTCTCCAATCTCTTCGAGCCTGTGCTCGACATCGATCAGGCCGACATCCGTCCGGTAATAGACCGTGGCAACCCATCGAACCATTTCGGCATGCATCTCGATTGCTCCCTATGTTCTCGTTTTCCGGTAGTTCCATTTGGCTCTGCGATAGATCGTCTGCCTCGACACGCCGAGGCGCTTTCCGATGGCCCCGGCGTCACCGCCAGCGAGCAATTCCCGTCGCGCCTCTTGTATCTGCTTCGGCGATAGCTTGGGATCTGGGCCGACCCGTTCGCCCCGCTCTTTCTTGCGTGCGAGACTGGCCTTCGTGCGATCCGAAATCAGATCCCGCTCGAGCTGCGCCGCCGCGCCCAGGATGTGGAACAGGAACCGCCCGGCCGACGTGGTGGTGTCGATACCATCGGTAAGCGAGTGCAGATGCACGCCGCGTCGCGATAGGTCCGCCGCCAGCTCGACCAGATGCGCAAGCGAGCGCCCGACGCGATCGAGCTTCCAGAAGACCAACGTATCGCCCCTGCGACACGCCTTGAGCGCCGCTGTGAATTGCGGCCTGCGCACCGCCACGCCCGACACGTGCTCGTGGTATATGTCCTGCTCGGCGACACCGGCTCGTCTGAGCGCTGCAATCTGCATGTCGACGTTCTGGTCTGGTGTCGAGACGCGCGCATAGCCGATCAGCCGACCAGTTGGTGTCGGTGGTTCCGGGAAGCCCGTAGCGCTCTTTCGTGCCGACATATCCACACATGCAAATCAATCCTCGAAAATAGTATGTTACAGGTCTATGGACTTTGTCAAGCGCGCATGCTACATCTGCACATGTCGAAGCAGCCAACGCTGAACTGGATGGAGGCGACGATGACACCGGGAGGCTAAAACCGCCCAGCCGAGCCGGGGCGGCGTTACCCCGGCGCTGACCTAGCAACACGGAGGCCCGTCATGCAGCCCACCGCAGGCCCTTGGGAAATCGACGACGACGAGCAGCGCATTGACAGCTTTGGCACGGTCAAGATGTACCGTGTCGTCTCACCGGACGGACGCACGGTCGCCGAGTTTTCGAACGCGACATGCAACGAAATCATCTACGAAGATGATGGCGCTGGCGGCGGCAGCTACTGGGACCAACAGGCGATGGCGAATGCCTACGTGATCGCAGCGGCGCCCGACATGCGGAAAGCGCTGAAGGATGTGATTGCGGCCATTGGCGGCATAGGTGGTTTCTCGGCTGGCGAAGATGTCATGGCGCGAGCCAAGGCTGCTCTGGCGAAGGCGGACGGATGCGAGAGCATCATCCCTTTGGCCAAAGGGTAGCTGAGCCCGTTTCAACAAGTTCACGGAGGCCCCTCAACGGGGCCTTATCTTTTTCCAGGCATGATCATGGTCCGCCAACAAGTTGGAGCGCACTATGAAGTGTCCCGAGTGCAACTGCCCCTCAACGCAAGTCGTCGACTCGCGCAAACGCGGCTCGGCTGTCGTCCGCCGCCGGCAATGTACAAAGTGCAGCGAACGCTTCACTACGACCGAGAGTTACTCCGGTCGCTTGCATGACGATCTCGATACCCTCTCGACCCGGCTCGACCAGGCCGCAGCTCACGTGCGCCGGATTGGCGCGAGCCGGTTCCTATCATCCGAGTAGGATGAAGTCAAAATAAATCGAAACTTTACGATTTCCCCTTGACTTATGGCCGCCGACTAATTTTGGAATGTAGACAACATTTCGAAACGGCTGTAATTGTTCACAATTCTTTGTGCTACTACCCCAAGGAGGACACTATGGCCAAGGTTGTGAAGATGCCTGTGAAGCGCGGCCCCGGCCGTCCCAAGAAGCTGACCACGGCAGACGTGGTCTCGATCAAGAAGGCGCTCAAGAAGGGCGGCAAGCTGACCGGCGTCGCCAGCGAGTTCAAAGTCTCGGTCTCGACCCTGCGCCGGAACGTCCCGGACTACGCCAACTTCCTGCGCGCGGCGTGATCCTCCAGGGGTGGAGCCCAGGTTAATTCGCGTTAACCTGGGTTCCTGAGTTGCATAAACTCTCAAAACTCCTGTGTCAGATTTCATAAATGAATCAATATCGTCCTGGCTGGAGGCCAGGTTAATTCGCGTTAACCTGGGTTCCTATGTTGTATCGACACATTTTGACGCTTCAATATTTTCAGCATTTTGCTTTGCCAGGCTCGCTCGCCATAGCATTCCATTAATCTAAGACACGCATATTGCTCGCGAAACTGGCCGCAGGGCGGACTCGGTGCGGCATGACGGGCGCTTAGCGGCAAACGTCGGGCCGGAACGCTGATGAAGCTGGGCATGGCCGGCCATGTCCTGGGGCACCATCCCCGCGGTTTCGCTATCATTCAACCCTTCTCTGGAGATCCTCTTATGGCCCGCATCACTGGTGGTGAAGTCACGTACATGGAGCGCCGCAAGATCGGCGATTACGAGCACAAGGAGGCCAAGGCCGTCCTGTCGTTCTCGCTCGATGATGGCGACGACCACGATTCGACCCTCGACACCTTGACGGCTACGGCCAAGGCGCGCGTCCACGAGATGCTCGGCCTCGTCGGCAAGGCGGCTACGACCCCCTCGACGCCGGTCCCGACCCAGCTCGGCCGCGCGGCTCGCGCCGTCGATCCGGCTTCCGCTGCCCCGGAGATGCCCGTGAAGCGTGGCCCTGGCCGCCCGCCGAAGGTCAACGCCCCCGCGACGGTGCCCGCCGTCGAGGCTCCGAAGGTTGAGCCGAAAGAGGAGATCCCGCCGGGCTTCATCGAGGCTGTTTCCGCGGCCCCCGAGGTTACGGTCGACGAGTTCACGATCGACGAGCCGGCACCCGAGATCAAGAAGATCGTCCCGGACCCCATTACCGAGGTCACGGACGCAATGCTTCAGTCCGAGGTGACGAAGGTCATGAAGAAGATCAACAACGCCATCGCGATCAAGGACGTGATCCGCAAGTCTCTGGCCGACGCCGGCATCACCAATCCGACCGGCAAGCAGCTGCGCGACATCCCCATGACCCATCGGCCGGCGTTCATCGCCCAGATCGGGGCGCTCTGACGATGGCAGACGGGGGAGAGAATGGGCGCCCCAAGCACTCACCGCTTGGGGCGTCCGGGGTCACAAGGTGGATGGCGTGCCCCGGCTCGGTGGCGCTGCTCAACAAGTTCACGTTGCCAGAGACCGACGAGCCCGAGTGGACCAAGGAAGGCACCACGGCGCACGAAGTCATGAACCTCTGCCTCGAGAACGGCCAAGATCCCTGGGAATTCCTCGGCCAGACGATCAAGGGCATCGAGGTCACGTCCGAGATGACGGACGCGGTGCAGATCGCGGTCGACCACGTGCGCTCGCTGATTACGCCGATCGCCAAGACGTTCTTCGAATACCCGATCTCGAGCCCGGTCCACGAGCTTTTCTATGGCACGTTGGACGTGGGAATCGTGTATGACAGCATAATCCACATCGTTGATCTGAAGTACGGCCAAGGCATCATGGTCGATGTGGAGCACAACAAGCAGCTGATGTACTACGCCTATGGCCTGGTGCAGCACTATCCCGAAGTGCGCCGTGTGATCCTTCACATCGTACAGCCTCGGGCTTTCAATCCCGATGGCCTCGTGCGCTCCTGGGAGATCTCGACCGAGGATCTGTGCAATTGGGTCTATGACGAGCTGGTACCGGCCATGCAGCGCGCCGGCCGCGACGAGACCCTGGATGCTGGTGAGCACTGCCGCTTCTGCCCTGCGAAGCTCCTGTGCCCCCTGCTGTCGTCCCTGTTCGGCGCTGCCGCTACATTCAACCCGAAGGCCATCCCCAGCCTCGACGCCCAGAGCCTTGGCCTGAGCTGGCGCCGGATCGCCGGCGTGAAGATGTACCTCAAGGCCCTCGAGGAAGAAGCTTTCCGCCGGGCGAAGCGGGGTGATAATGTGGCCGGCGTCAAGCTGGTGCACAAGAAAGCCAACCGCGTGTTCCGGCCCGACGCGGCGCCGATCTTCGAAGCCAAATTCGGTGACGAGGCGTTTTCCCCCCGCACGCTGAAGTCGCCGGCCGAGATGGAGAAGATCGACGCTGTGGCCAAGGCTCTCGTGCACGAGCACGCCTTCACCCCCACGTCTGACCTGACCCTGGTCGCCGACGATGACAAGCGCCCTGGTGTGAAAGTCACGCCACCAGCGGAGACCTTCGCTGCGTATCTGGAGAAGGCGTGATGGCGTGGCAGGATACTCTCGCCGGTAAAGCCTATGGTCGTGCGTATCGGGAGGCTAATCGAGAACGGCTTCGGGCACAAAACCGCGCGATTTACTATCGAAATCCGGAACGAATAAAACAGAACACAAAAGCCCGGAAAGAGCGCGACCCGTTGGCATTTCTAATTCAACAGGCAAGGCGTCGCGCAAAGAAAAACGGAATTCCTTTTACTATCACGGTGAAAGATTTCGACGGCATGCCGTTGGAATGCCCTGTGCTCGGCATTACCCTCAATCCATTCGCGGGCAAACAGCATCCCAGCTTACCTAGCCTCGATCGGATCGTTCCGGAACTCGGGTATATCCCCGGTAATGTGTGCATCATCTCATGGCGTGCTAACTTGTTGAAACGTGATGTCACCGACCCAGAGGAGTTGCGGAGAGTCGCCAACTACCTCGATGTGTTCTTTGCCTAGCGAACAACCGACAGCTTCGCACGAAAACGAATGGCCGTCCCTTTTCCACGGCCCGGAGATGTCCGCTTTTCAATCCGCCCATCGGCTTCCATTATCTGAAGCAGGGTGTTGACCCGCCCGGACCCGCTTACCCCCGCTTCGGCGGCCATTGTCCGTTGCGTATACCAAGCCCAACCGTCCGCCCCGCGCTTCGACAACCATGAGGCGTGCAGCCATTCAGCAAATTCTGCCTCGGCCAAGGGACGAATATAATGCTCTGGAGCGTTCCGGCGGATTGCCCACGGAGCGCTCTGTAATGCTCTGGGTGGTTTCGGTGCATGAGACATTAATGCCCACGCGCCAGCGATGATCCCCAGCTCCACCACGGCGGAAATGATGAACGGAAGGAATGTTAGAGCGCTCTGGAGCGCTGGAACATTTAGAGCAAATAAATGTTCTGAGCGCTCCAGAGCATTCTTTTGTGCCGTTTTGAGATCGGATCTCAGAGCATTTAGTTTTGATTCATTTCGGATACTCTCCTCGGCCCGACCGAGTTCGGCATCCAGCTCGGCCAGCCGCTCCTTCTTTTCCTTGTTGCTATATACAACACCGGAGCAATTGTTCTTGTCGGGGTACTTCACGCAATAGGAGCTGGCTTTGATCGCCTCGGGTGTGCGCCGGCCAGGGACGACGAGCTTCTCGACCGTCTCGATCTCACCCTTGATCTTGGCCGTCGCCGCATCCGGTTTGCTCTGGGCTTCGACCGCGAACACATAGGAAAAATGGAACAGCCCCCAGGCGATGGCCATGGCCACGGCATACAGCGCGCCGCCGATGATCTTGTGCCGGGCGAACTGCTGGGCGAGGATCACGCGCACGCCGTCGAGCACGGCGGTGAACAGGCACATGAAGCCGGCGAGGACCGGGCCGTAGGCGACGAACGCAACTCCGCCGTTCACGGCAATCGAGATCGCCATGACGCCAACGGTGAGCAGCCACCCTAAGATTTTCGATGTTGCGGCCATCGATCCCCTCGGTCGGCACCCTGACAGAGAAATCAGAATGTCGCAATATAGAAGCGCAAAAAGCGTAACGATATCTTGAGCTTTCACCTCTATCTTCGGCCAAGAAGTGCAGAAAACGTCACAAACCTTTGCTAGGAGCTACAACATGAAACGCGATATCGCTGCTTTCCAGTACACGTTCACCACGCCCGTCGTCATGGGCCACCCCACCCTGTTCACGCCGAAGGCGTTCAAGGGTCCAGATGGCAAGGAGAAGGGCGAGCCCAAGTACGGCGCCACCTTCGTCTTCGATCCTGCTGGCGACGAGCTGAAAAACTTCAAGCGCAAGGCCGCCGAGTGCGCCCGCATGGAGTGGCCCGGCTGCGATCTCGCCAAGATCGTGTGGCCCTGGCAGAACGGTGACGAGGCCGCGGATCGCCGCGATGCCAAGAACAAGCAGGCTGGCCGTGCCCCCGATGGCGACTGGATGCGGGGCAAGTCCCTGGTCAAGGCGACGAGCAAATTCCCGGTCGTCCTGGCCATCTTCGAGAACGGCCGGATCGTCACGCTCGAGGACGAGATCAGCCTGAAGCGTGCGGAGCCCAAGTTCTTCTTCGGTGCTGAGGTGCTGGCCCAGGTCACGTTCAACCCCTTCCAGCCCAGCCTTCCCGGCTCGGCCCCGATGGTCACGTGCTACCTGAATCAGGTGCTCGCCACCGGCAAGGGCACGAAGATCGGCGGCGCCAAGAAGTCGGCGGCTCAGGTCTTCTCGGGCTACGCCGGCGTGGCATCCGAGGTCAATCCCCTCGGCGAGGAGGTGGACATCGGCGCTCTCTGATCCTGAAACCTAGACGGATGACGACGGCTAGGTGGACGGTAGCCGGGGAGGGAGACGCGCCCCTCCCCGGTTTTTCTTTGTGGGGGATGTCGTGAATTACCTTGTCATCGACTATGAGACTGCATCGGCGTGCGACCTGAAGGCGTGCGGAAGCGCCCGCTATTCGGAAGACCCGACGACCGAGATCTTGTGCCTCTCGATGCGCCGGGAGAACGGCACGGTCGAGACGTGGCGGCCAGGGGCGCCGGTGCCGCTCGTGTGGCAGAAGGCCATGCTCGAGAAGTGGCCGATCATTGTCCACAACGCCACGTTCGAGAAGGACATCTATCGCAACATCCAAGTGCCCGAGTTTGGATGGCCGCCGCTGCCCGAGGAGCAAGTGCACTGCACGCTCGCTGCCTGCGCGCTGAAGGGCATTCCCCAGGGTCTCGATCTGGCCCTGGCCAAGCTGCGCCTGCCCGGCAAGGACAAGGCCGGCTCTCGGTTCACGATCTCCCTGAGCAAGCCGAACCGCAAGGGCTATCTCGACCGCAGCCCCGAGGCCATCGCTCGCGTCGTCACCTACTGCGAGAGTGACACCGAGGTCGAGGAAGCTCTGCATAGGAGGCTCGGGTTCCTCGACGACCACGAGCGCAAGGTCTATCTGCACAATCAGGTGGTCAACCGGCGCGGCGTGAAGCTCGATCTGCCATTCATCGAGGCTGCCCAGCGCGTCGTGGATCTCGCCGCGGTGCCCTTGGCTGCCGAGTTTACCGAGCTGACGGGCGTCAACTTCACCCAGGGCAAGGAGTTCTTGAAGTGGTGCCACGGCCAAGGCGCCATGCTGCCGAACCTGACGAAGGAGACAGTCGAGGCGGCGCTGGGTGCCTTCGACGACCCAGAAGACGAGCCCGATACCTGGGAGCCGACGTTCTTGCCGCCGCCGGTGAAGCGTGCGCTCGAGATCCGACAGCTCGTGAATTCATCGTCGATCAAGAAGCTGAAGCGCCTCCAGCAGTGCGTCTCGATCGACGGCCGGGCGCGCAATGCCCTCCAGTACCATGGCACGCTGCCGGGCCGGAACGCCGGTAGGTTATGGCAACCCCAGAACTTCCCCAGGGGCACGATCAAGGGCAACCCTGACGAGCTGGTGGCCGCCATCATGACGGGCGATCCCGACTACGTGGCCGCGGTGTACGGCCCGCCGGTCGAGACCGTAGCCTCGAGCCTGCGCCACGCTCTGATCGCCGAGAAGGATCACGTGTTCTTCTCCGGGGACTACGCCGGCATCCAGGCGCGCGTCGTCCTGGCGCTCTCCGGCCAATGGAACAAGTTGGAGTTGATGGCCTCGGGGCAGGATGTCTATTGCGACATGGCCGCCCAGATCTTTAAGCGCCCGATTACGAAGGACGACAAAGAGGAAAGACAATACGGAAAAAACTGCTTCGGAGCAGACACCAAGGTTTTAACTTCCCACGGTGTAAAACGAATTGTCGAGGTGAAACTGGAGGACAAATTATGGGACGGCGAAAACTGGGTGAACCATCAGGGTTTGGTATCACGGGGGATGCGGGAGACCGTTCAATTGATGGGGGTCTCAGTGACGCCCGAACATCCTATCCTCGTCGAAAACGGGTGGGTGCCTGCGCGCGAAGTGGAGCACAACCGAAGCATCCTCCAATTAGCATTGGCGACAGGTTCGGCGAACTTACCGTCGTGGGAGCCAAGCATGGAGCGAGAGGTGGGGTCATCGCCCATGTGGTTCAATGCTCTTGTGGGGCGCCACCTCACGATGTGCAGAACTACAACCTGCGAAAAGGTGCTTCGACCCGGTGCAACAAGTGTGCGAAGCTCCAGACCAACCACTGGCGCAAACACTTTTATGGTTACGCGGATATCATGCCGGATGAGGACCACCGCGTCCGCTTACTTAACCGCATCTCGGCGTGTCTTCAACGATGCCACTCTCCTAATAACAAATATTTTCCCCACTATGGGGGTAGGGGCATCTTTGTCTATGGGCCGTGGCGCTCCGACCGAAAAGCATTCCTACGTTACCTCATCAGCCTCCCAGGGTGGGATGTCCCCGAGCTTGAGCTGGACCGCGCGGACGTGGACAAAGGCTATGAGCCGGGTAATCTCCGGTTTGTATCTAGAGCCACGAATTGCGGGAACAAACGATCCGTTGCCGCAATGCAGCGACGTATCCTCGAACTGGAAGCCCGTCTTCGATCTTGCAAATGCGGGGCCGAGGCATCGTTTCACGATCATCACTGACGCGGGACCATTGATCGTTCACAATAGCGTGCTCGGCCTGGGTTTTGGAATGGGAGCCAAGAAATTCCACTTGAAGTATTGTGTCGATCAACCTCTTGACTTTGCAGAAACTATTGTCGGTGTATACCGAAAGGAATGGGCGCCCAATGTTCCGAAATTGTGGCGCGGATTGATGGACGCCAGCACCCGAGCGGTGCACACGGGGAAGCGACAGGAGACCGACTATGGAATTTGCTACTATCGGGAAGATGCTTGGCTCGTTGCTGCTTTCCCAGGCGGCTCCAAAATCTATTATTACAATCCAGTTGCAACTCGGGAGTCCATGCCTTGGGATGACGCAGATGTGCGGCCAGGGTGGACGTTCAACGCCACGAAAATGGGTAAGTGGCTACCGATCAAAGCGTTCGGCGGCCTGCTCACGGAAAACGCAGTGATGCACATCGAGCGTGAGATCATGGTCCACGGCATGCTCACGCTCGAGGCCAATGGCTTTCCGGTTGTTCTCGATGTCCACGATGAAATTCTCTGCGAGGTTCCCGAATGTCGCGCCGATCTGAAAGCGTTCACGCAGATCATGGAGCAGTCGCCGGCCTGGGTGAAGCAGTACCACGTGCCGCTAAAAAGCGATCCGTGGCAGGGAAGCCGCTACCGAAAGTGAAGAAGCGCAAAAACTCTCGCAGCAAAGGCAAGGTTGGCGAATTGGAGTTCGCTCACTTTCTTTCCGATCGCGGTCTTGGCGCTCGTCGCGGCCAGCAATTTTCTGGTGGGACTGACAGCCCTGACGTGGTGTGCGAGGGATTGCCCGGCGTGCATTTCGAAGTCAAGCGTGTCGAAGCCGGCAACCCGTACAAGTGGCTGGAGCAAGCGCAGCGAGACGCCGGATTAGAGAAGCTGCCGGTCGTCGCCCACCGGAAGAACGGCAAGGATTGGGTGGCCATCGTGCCGATGCAGGTCATGATTGATCTGCTCGTGCAAAAGCAATGGAGTGTTTCGTGAGTAATCGTGCGCGTTTGTCTGACGGGGAGCTGGTCGAGCGCCTGAAGCTCGTCGAGAAGCATGGTTCTGTGACCAAGGCCGCCAAGGCGCTCGGGCTCGGCCGCAGTGCGCTTAGCGAGGCGGTGGCCACGGCCAAGGCGCGCGGCCTCACGGCCAGCACCAAGCTCGCCACCGACGAGGACAAGCTGCGCACGAAGCTGAAGACGATCGAGGCCGAGCTGGCTGCGGTCCATCGGGAGAACCTGTCGGCCGAGATCATCCGCGAGAAGCTCTACTCGCTGGCCGCCGAGACGCCCGACCCGCCGAAATGGATTGCGGCCAAGAAGGGCAAGGGCAAGTCGACTGGCATCCCGATCGCGATCTGGAGCGACTGGCACTACGGCGAGCGCGTCTTCATTTCGGAGGTGGCCGGCGCCAACGTCTTCAATCGCAAGATCGCCAAGGAGCGGGTGTCGCGTCTGGTGCAGCAGACGATCGACTTGGCCAGCAACCACATGGTCCACACCACCTACCCCGGCATCGTCGTGTGCCTGGGCGGCGACATGATCTCTGGCAACATCCACGAGGAGCTGCGCGAGACCAACGACGGCTCGCTCCAGATGACGCTCCTCGAGGTGCAAGAGCAGCTGATCATGGCCCTGACCCAGATGGCCGACACGTTCGGCCGGGTGTTTGTCCCCTGCGTCGTCGGCAACCACGGGCGCATGACGCACAAGCCGAGGGCGAAAAACCGGGTGTTCGAGAATTACGAATGGAACCTGTATTGCCAACTCGAGCGATACTTCCGCAACGACAAGCGCCTCCAATTCATGATCCCTGGGGAGACCGATGCTTATTTTTCTGTCCTTGGCCATCGTTTCCTGCTCACTCATGGCGACGCTCTGGGTGTTAAAGGAGGTGACGGCATCATTGGAGCGATCGGCCCAATTGCTCGCGGAGCTGTCAAAATTGGCCGATCTGAAGCTCAGATTGGTCGGCACTTCGACACCCTACTCATGGGACACTGGCACACGTACATACCGCGAGGCGACGCCAGCCCCGTCCTCGTCAACGGATCTCTGAAAGGTTTCGACGAGTATGCGCGCACATTTTTGCGTGTGCCTTACAGCCGGCCATCGCAATCGCTACTCTTTGTTCACGAGAGCCATGGCATAACGGCGCAATGGCAGGTGTACTTGGATCAACGCCGTAACTCAATGGCCAGGGCGCCATGGGTGAGCTGGCAAGATCAGAGGGTTGCAGCATGATTGTGTTGCGTCACGCGGCGATCGACCCGGTACTGGTGTCGCTTACCGTTTCGATCGCCGCCTTCTCCGCACTCTTTATCGCCAATCTTTTTCGCTCATGGTGGGACTAATGGCTGACGGCTCCATTGCAATCGGTACGACGCTGCGCGATCGAGATGCCAAGTACGGCAGCTTCAACACATGTGCCGAGATTTCTCAGCGACTCAAGGAAGCGATGCGCCGTTCGCCCGGCTGGCGTCATCTCGACGAGGACATGCGTGAAGCGCTCGAGATGGACGCCGTGAAAACGGCACGCATCCTCAACGGGGATCCCACCATCCCGGACCACTGGCACGACAAAGCGGGCTATGCCCGGCTCGTCGAGGAGCGTCTGGTGCGGGAGAAGGCCGAAGCCTTCGATCCCGACGAGGTCGACTGAATTGAGGGGATTTTCCCCAATTAACGTGTCAGCGGCTTCTTCGCCACGACCGAAGTCACGCGGGTCTGCACCGCGGTCTTGATCTCGCCGAGCGTGTCGACGATCCCGTCCACCTTGGTCTCGACGCGTGTCAGACGCTCGGTGTGCGGCTTGGTCTCCTCGATGCGCTTCTCGATGTGCGAAACGCGATCCGAGATCTGCGCAGCCCACCAGACGATGCCGGCGCCCTGGATCAGCAGCGTGACGATCAGCGCGATCGGTACGTGGCGGTCGATCTCCCAGCGCTGACGGGGCTTCTTGTCGGCGAGCGAGGGCACTTCCAGCTGCGTCTTGGCCAACATCATCAGATCCCCGGAATGAGTGAGAGAAGGGCCTTCAATCCGCCGGTGGCGACCTTGTTGACCATGTCCTTAACTTGGAGCTTCATCGTCGCGCTGACCGGGCTGCATGCCAGCATGAACGGCCCCGCCGGCTGCATCGCGTCAGCGAACTGCGCGAGCTGCTCGATCCGGGTAAACGCCGCGGACTCCGGCGTCGGGCCGAGCGCACCGCCATCGATCCCGGCTTTCGCCCCGCTCGTCTGATGGATCAGGTCGATCCACGCTGACCAGCAGGCCGAGCGCATCTTCGCCCCCGCCGTGCCGGCGCCGTCCGCCAGGGCCTTGGCATAGCCGAGATCCTCGAGAGATGCCTTGCTGATCTGGTCGAGGTACGCCTGGGGGTCGATGCCCAGCGCCTGCTCGGCGGCCTTGATTGGGTGCAGCAGGGGGTTGATCTTGGCCTTGGCCTGGGTCGGCACGTAAACGGCGTGCTGGACGACCCTGGAGCGCGATTTCTGAGCCGCGTCAGCCTCGCCAGCGCCTAGGGTAGCTGCGCCCACGAACAGCGCCAGGAACAGCACTATGCCCACCGTGGCGCCGGGCGGGTTGAGCTTGTCAGCGGCCTTCTCGATCTTGGCCACGTGGCGCTGGGTCAGCAGCTCCAGCATAGACCCGTGGCCCAGCTTCTCGGCGATGGCCCAGATGACGCCGGCCATGAACATGCCAGAGGCGATGAACTCGGTCGTGGCCGAGCCCGAGATGACGCCCTTGAACGCAAGGAAACCGGCCGCGCTCGTCAGCGCATGCCGGACCCCGGACATGATGAAAGGTTTCAGGATGGAGACAAGCATATGCAACTCCGGAACTGTCTGATCAGGACAGTTACCGAAGTATCACACTATGCGTGCACCGACAAGCCAGCCAAAAATAGGTTGGCCTCATGGTTACGCCGGAGTTGCAGCCCGCGCATGGTCGGCCAGAGCCGTGTCATGGCTCTGAGGTAGCCGGGGATAGCATCAAAATCCTCTGAAGTCATCGCTTTTTTGATGGCTCGCATCTCGGCGTAGCGGGAGCCCTCGTTGCCGTAGGATGGCCCACGGTTGAAGGTCAGGCTGACGAGCGCCCCGAAGCTGTCGGGCGAGAGCTTGTCGCAGTTGGGTAGAAAGCGTCGCGTCGTGTCTTCCCACTTCGGTACGGTACGCTCGCGAAACTGCTTGACCGCCGTGGTCCACGGAATCGAGACAGCGTTGCGATTGGCCCGCGTCCAGAGCCCCGCCGCCGATCCCTGGCGCCCCGCCGCACGGCAGAGCTGGCTCACCGCAGCCGGCGAGATGTAGCCGTCCCATGCGGCGTGAATGCTGGCCACGTTATTGTAGCCGCAGTCGAAGCCAATGCCAACGGTCGGCCCCGAGGCTCCGCCCGGCCAGTCGAACCCCATCAGGCGTTTCTCGTAGTACGCCTTGTCCGAAACTTCTTCGGCCAGGATCAATTCAAATGCGGCATCCGAAATCACGTCAACCTCCAGACTGTGCCAGACAAATATAGCGGGCCGTGTTCGACGACGTGCCCGTCTGCGTCAGCGTGATCGCCGTCGTGCTCACCGTGTAGCTCTGGGACGCAAGAGCCTGCGCCTGCCAGGAGACAATGCAGATCGGCGCTGACGCATAGGCCACGTTAAAGGTGATCACGCATCCGGTCGGCGAGCCCGTGCCCATCGTCACTACGCCAGCGTGATCGTTGCCTGTGATCGTCGGCGACGTGCCGCAGCTGGTCAGCGCCGGTGCCGTGTTTGCGCCCACGCGCTGTTTGCCGTTCGTGTCGAATTGGTGGCCGACAACCCCGGCAGCGGTCTTGCTGGTGATCGAGGCCGCTTCGATGGGGCTGAAGGCGGAGCCGTCGCCGAGCTTGATCTGCAAAGTGCCAGAGCTGCCAGGCGTCAGGAACATGGGGTAGCTGGCGGACCCGCTGACTCCGAGCGTCAGGGATGTCAGGCCGGTGCCGCCGATGTTCGTCATGACCACGGCGCCATCGGCCGACGTGAACAGCTGGAGGCGACTGGTGATGATGAAATTGTTGCTCGAGTAGACCGCGCCGGCCGTCGACTGAAGGTTGCCGGTCGCTGTAACCGAACTCCCGGCACTCACCGCGCCGGTAAGCGTCGAGGTGCCATTGGCCGTAAGGTTTGCCGCGGTGATGTTACCAGTGAAGGTTGCCGAGCCCGCTGTGATAAACGGCAGCAGCCGCGCGAACGGGATCGCCTCGGCCGGCCCGGCGCCAGATGTCGAGCGCCCGATGACCGTGCCCGCCGGGAGCACCTGGGGGAAGTAGGGCACGCCGGTCTGCTGGGCGAGCGCCGCGGCCACGGCGCCGAGCCAGAGCGCGGCGGATAGGAGGAGCTTCTTCATTCGGGTTTGCCTTTCTCGAGATGCTGCATGAAGCGAGCGCGACGCTCCTCGGGCATGTTGGCGATCATCTCCCGCATCGCACGCCGCGCGACGCCTGCGCCAGGGTTGAGCGTCGTTTGGATGAAGAATTTCTGAAGGCCGGGCTCGACCTTCAACTCCTGCATCTTGGCCGTGGCCTCAGCCATCCGGCCTTCCTTGATCGCTTTCTTGATATCGGGCAGCGACTGCTCGAGCGCATACTTGTGCTCGACCTTCTCTCGCATCAGCTCGCCCAGCGCCGGCCCGCCCTTGGCACCCTGGCTCACCGAGAAGCCCGAGATCATGCCGACGATCTTCAGCGTGTCGAGGCGGCGATCGTCGGGCGTCAAGTCCTTGTTGGTCGCGAGATCCCACGCCGTCTTGATCGCGTCGGTCGGAACCTGGGCGGCCATGAAGTGCCAGACGGCCTTGGTCACGTTGGCCACGTACTCGGCCGGCGTGTGCGCATAGGGGTTGTAGATGTGGCGATCGGCAAAATCCTTATTGGCCTGGATCTCCTTGAGCGGCTTCACCATCGGGCTCAACTTGTTGTCGAGCATCTTCATCGGGTGCAGCATCCACCCGATCTGATCCTCGGTCACTTTGCCGAAGGGGTTCTTGACGTACTGCGCCGTGCCCTGGCTGTCGTAGCCCCAGAGAATGCGATCCTCCTTGCCGGGTTCGTTCTTGGCGTTTGGCGTGACGTTGTGAATGAAGGCCAGGGGGTTGAGCGCTTCGAGCGGAGACGACGCGACACGGCCCAGCGCCGTCTTGAAGCGCGCGATGTATCCCTCGTCGTCCTCTCCGCGCATGGCCATGATGCCCGATTGCAGGAGCGAGTTGCCCGCATAGAACAGCGCCATATCCGTAGCGATGATGCCCACCGCCTTGCGCTGGGCCTTGCTTTGGATCTGGTTGAGCGCCTGCACGCCGTGGTCACGCTCGATCTGGGCGAGCACCGAGCGCGGCAGGCCGACGAACATGTCCTTCATGGCGCCGACGTTGCCGAGCGTAAATGATCGCGAGAACCACAAGACGTTGCTGGTCTTGCGCGCCATCTCGGACATTTCCTCGATCGGCAGCGCGCCCGCGAAGCGGTTGGCCCAATGGCTGGCCGTCTTCATCGCGACGCCGTGCTCGACGCCGTCCTTGATCAGCTGGTCATATTGGAATTTGGCCATGCCGACCTGCATGTCAGCGATGCGGTCCCACAGCAGCGTGTTGTGCATCAAGTCGCCGGTCTTCTCGACCGCAGCCCGTGTCGCTGCACCAGCACGCGCATCGAACAGGCCCGGCACGGCGCCGAGCATCCGGGCCTCGATCGAGTGCTGGGCGACGACAGCTTGCCCCGTGCGAATCGAGGTGATGTCCTGAATGTAGCCGCCTTGGCCAATGAGGCTTAGACCGTTCTGAATGAAATCGCGCACGATCTCCGGCGACGACGCGCGTAGTCGGTTGCCGTTGACATACCAGTTGACGCCGAGCCCGGTGCTGATCGGCGCCTTGGCCGCCTCGGGCGCAGCGCGGCCATAGATCACCATGTTGTGCGTCATCGGCGACCACATGATGTAGTTCATCGCCTTGGCCTTGGCATCCATCAGCGCCTGATATACCGCCCCGTCGTCGCCCTGGAGCACGGCGCGCAGCGGCCCCTCGAACTCTCGGGAGACGCGGATCGCCTGGCGCTCATAGGTGCCATCGGGCAGCTTCTTGCTGGTGTAGAAGGCCGGGTGCTGGTCGATCGTGAAGGTCTCGACGCCCTTCGGGATGCCGCCTTCGAACACGGTCGGGGCGCCGGAGCGCTCCCCCATCTCCTTGATCTCGTTGATCAGACGCCGGCCCGCGACCGCGCGCATCAGGCTCGCCTCGGCCAGGGCAAGGGTGCGGATGTCGCGCACGACGAACGCTTCGTCGCCCAGCGCCTTCTTGGCCGCGGCTTCCGTCTCCTCGGTGGTCAGATACTTGCGCTTGTTGAGGAATGACGAGGAGACGGAAAAATCGCGCCCCCTCGGATCGAGGGTGTTGAAACCCTCACCTTTCTTTTTGCCACCAGCCACGATGCGCGGGGCATAGCTTTCGAGGCCCTCGGCCTCCTCACCCAGGATGCCGACGATCTTGGCCTCATTCCAGGCATTGGTGAGGCGCTCTTGAAGGCTCTCGACGATGCGAGCCTCGGCCGGCGTCAAGCCCTCGAGCTTGGCCGCCTTGTCGCCGGAGCGCAGTGCGACACCTCGCCGATCGGCGGCATCCCACATGTCGGCCAGGCGCTCGGGCGTCGCCTCGAACTCCTTCGTGATGGCCTTGACGATCGTCTGCACGTCGAAGTCCGCGACGCGCATCGTGTTGGCCCAATCCTTGGCCGCGGCGCGCGCCCGGATGCTGGAGTTGCGCTCGGCCATCGGCGTCGTTTTCATCTGGATATCCGAGACAATATCCCCGACGCCCATGCGGTTGATCAGGTTGCCGATGTGATCGCCGATCTTGACGGCCTTCGGCGCGACCGGGCCGGCCTCGGGATTGGTCTCTGGCCACACGAGACGCTGCTGGATGGCCTGGGAAAGCCCTGGGGACACGCCGGGCATCTCCCGGATACTCTCGGCGCGCAGGCCGGCATCCTCGGCCATGATCTGGCGCTGCTGCTCGCGCAGGACCACCGGGTCGACGCCAGTGTACTCGGGCGGGAGAACAGGATCGTCCGCAGCCAGCCGCTTGGCAAGCGCTGAGTCTTGTGCCGCATCGGCAAGCACCTCGGCGGGGTGAATGCCGTGCTCCTCATAGAGCGAGCGCAGCTTGGGCTCGATCGCGGCCTTCGCCTCGGAGCCGGCGCTCTCTCGCAACACCTCGGCCGCCGCCTGGAAGTCCGCGGCCTTCGCCGTCTCCCCGATCGGCTCGGCGCGCACGACGCCGTCCTGGCCCTTGCGGATGCGCGAGAGCCCGCCGCTGATGCCGGTCGGAGAAGCCATGGGTGCCGCATTCATGGCGAACATCGCCGCGTCGGCCAGCTCATACTTCAGATGGTGCGGGTCGCCACCGGAGAGCTTGACGATCTCCTCGACCGCGCCGGCGCCCGCGAACGTCGCGCCCTTGATCGCGCGCATGAAGGCGTCGCCGGCCACAGTGGCTCCGCGGAACAGAGGGCCGACCAAGGCGTCCTTGTCATTCAGCAGTCCGGCTTGACGCCAGAAGTGCTCGGCCTCGCTACCAGCCTCGAAGCCCACACCCTCGGTGCCGAAGCCTTCCTTGGCGCTGGCCGCCATGTTCTTGGCCACGCGCATCGCCATCTCACCGTAGCCGATGCGGTCCTGCATCGCCCGGTGGTCGACCGTGTCGAAGGGGTTGCCCTCGACGGGTGCTCCGAGGCCATCGCTCGGCTGGCCTTGCGCGGTGGCTTCGCCGAAAGGGTTGCCCTCGACGGGCGGTCCAAGCTGATCCATATCAACGACTCATCGGTGGGCGCGGCGTCATCACGGGGCGGTATTTTCCGTCGTCACCCAAAACATACCAATTCCCATCCGGCGCCTTGCGCGCGTCTGGGTAGCCGGATGGCGGCTTCTCGCTTGGCGCTGCCGAGGTCGGTGCAGCTTTGGTCAGGTCTGGTGAGGTCGGGGCAGCTTTCGGTGGGGTGTTCTGCTGCTTGATCTTGTCGAGCGCCGCCTGCTGAAGCTCATAGGGCGTCGGGCCCTGGGCGAGCGCGCCGGCCGTCTTGCGGATGAAGTTCGGCGAATTCGGATCATAAATCTCGTGCGGGCTCTTGCCCTCACGGCGCATTCGCGCTTCCTCCTGCGCGGCGAACATCTCGAGGTTGGCAATGCGCTCCTTGCCATCGGGTTGGTAGTTGCCGAAATTGTCCTTCGGGTTGAGGGTCGGATACATCGTCGACATGAAGCGCTTGCGCACGGCGCCCAGCGTCTCGCCCTCGGGCGTGCGGCTCTCCTTGAACTCGGTGATCAGCTGGCGCGTGCGGGTGTAATCGAGATCGCCCTTTGCTTGCAGGTCATAGATCTGCTCGACGTTGGTGATCTCGCCGTTTCGCAACCGGCCAAGGGCTTCCGTGAAGTTCTGCCGGGCCACGGCCGGCGGCAACGGGTCTTTCTCCGCGCGGCGTTCGGCAATCAGAAGCAGATGCTCCCGGCCGGCGCGCGAGATCTGCCCCTCGGGGATTGCCAAGATTTCCTTGGCCGTCATCTTCGGGTCGTCGGAATAGAGATCCCGAACCACGGCATCCATGGTCTTCTCAGTGGCGTCCTGCCGCGCCTGACGGTCGTTAGCCTTGGCCAGGGCCTCGTCGGTTTTCGCCGCACGCTTGGCCTGCGTGTAGAGGCTCTGGGCGTGGTTTGCGTCAATGTAGGCAGCGTACTTGGGATTCTTGGCGAGGTTCATCCCGGCGTCGGGGTTGCTCTCGATCGCTGACTGGACCGCAGCGCGGGTGATCTGCTCGCCCGCACGCTGGCCGAGATCAGTCTTCAGCTTGGCCGCTTGGGCTGCGCTCAAGTTCGGGCTCGCGTCGACCATGGTGTCAATGCCCGAGCGCGCCGACTCCAGAGCGAAGTCGAGCGAGCTGGGGTCCGTGCGCACCGCATTCGCGAACGTGTTCGTCGACTGGATCACGTTGTTGTGCGCGGCGATGCCAGCGAGCGACGACATGTCCGCCGTCGTCTTCGTGAACATGTGCTCGCGGATCGAGGCTGCGTGCGCTTCTGCCCACTTCCGGCCGCCCTCGGTGTTGAAGCTCTCGACGAACTTATTCAGTCGCGGCTCCAGCTCGGTCTCGCGGAACTTGCCGGCAACCGAGGGGTCATTAGGGTCGGCTTGCTTGGCCGCCGCGTCCCAATCCTGCGTGAGGCCATTTAGCAGGCTCGCACTGGCCAGGGCGCCATGGGACTTCTCCCGCTGCTCCATGAAGTTGACCGCGGCATTGCCGAGCCCCGTAATGGTGCTGGCGATGCGCTGACCCTCGGCCTGCTTGAAAGCCGCCTGCTCGTTGTAGTTCGCGCTGATGCGGCGGCCAGTGGCGGCCTGAGCCTCGACGCCCGTTTCGGTCGGCCGAAGGCCAATCGCGCCGGCCGAATACTCTTTGATCTGTGCCATATGCAACCTTTACACCGCCAGGGACAGGAGCGCGCCGGCCCCTTTGAGGACGCCCGTGAGAACAGAACCATCCGCGGCGTGCTCGGCATCACGAGCGGCTCGATCGGCAGAGCTGGCCATGTCGCGGTAAGAGTTGGCCTGCTCCTTATAGCCTTGCTCGCTTATCAAACCCTGCCGCTTCAGCACGGCCTCCTGCAAAGCGCCCTGCTGAGCGCTCGAGCGCAGAACATCGAGGGCACTGCCACTGTCCGCCATACCGGAACCTCCGACTGCGGCTTCGATCCCGCCGATCCCCTGATAGACTTGGCGCTCGGTCTGGAAAGCCTGGATGGCGGTGCTCTCGGCCGTGAGCCGGGCGTTCTGGTCGGCGAGATCTCCCGCATGCCGGTAATGTGCAGCTTCCTGGCGGTTGCCTTCAGCCTTGGATCGATAGCCCTGGGCGGCGAACAGATCCCCGACCGCGCCCCCGGCCAAGCCGATCGCGTCCTTACCCGGAAATTTGAAATCCAATCCAGCCATGTCACTTGTCCTGCGTCGAGAGGTAGGCGCCGAGCGCGGCGATGTTGCACGGCAGCGGGCGGGTCTGCTGCCACGCCAGCATGCTATCCATGGTGTAGTCGTCCTCGAGCGTGTCGACGTGCATGCCCGTGAAGGCCGACAATGGGCTGAAGTCGTTACCGCCGGGTGTGCGGAGCTGAGCCGTCCGCAGGTTGCCGAAGCTGGTCCCGATCTGCGGTGCCTTGGAATTGACGAGCATTACGCCATACTGATGCGAACGCCGGATCTTGCCAAACGCTGGTCCGGCCGCCGTACCCGCTTCTGCTTGCAGCGCTGGGCGCACCATCTGGCCCCGGGTCGTATAGGTGAAGCCGACGACGCAGGGCATGGCGCCATTGAAGCCGGCGACGAAGTCTTGCGTGAATAGCCCCTGGCCCGCGCCGGCCGCCACACCGTCGCCGAACGTCACGACCGCCGAGCCGTTGCTGACGACCACATCGCCGCAGTCGAGCCCGCCCGCGAACACACTCACTGTCTTGCCGTTGAGGTGCCAAAGGCCATTGAACGTGATCTGGCTGAAGGTGGTTGTGTAGCTCGTCGGCGTGACCGCGTCGTCGAGATACCAATGACTTGCGAGCGGCGCGGTCTCGTCGGGGATATCCGTCAGGATCTCGACGTGCCGGATGCCCGTCGTCGTGTCATTCGTGATCATGGTCAGGGTCGACAGCGTGCCGTTGACCGATGGCCCGACCGTAATGCTTTCGACCCGACGGTTGGACCCGAGGACGTGCTGGTGCCCGCCCGAGAACGTCGGTGGCTGGCCCGACGTCAGCATGTCGCGACGGTACGTACAGCCAATCAGCCGGCCGTCCGATCGACGCATCCAAACGATGGGTGCAAGCTCTGGCTGGTAAGCCAGCTCGGCGATGTTGCCGACCGTCAAGTGCCGGTACTTGTCCGTGACGTCGAAGCTGGTGAAGCGGCCATAGCTGATGTCTGAGAAGAACTCGGTGGCTTCGCGTAGGTATCTTTGGACGAAAATCAGCGTGTGCTTGGTTCGCACCGGCGCGATATTGGCGCAGCCTATTTTGGTCACGCGATGCGCCTGCATATTCGTCGGCGTCAGCGGTACGTTGTTCGTGTTGGCCTGAATGCACCATTCGCCGGCCTGCGTCCCGCACAGCACGCCTTGCTGGTCAGGCTCCATCCAGAAGATCGCGTTGACGTCGTCTGAGTTGAAGACGTAGCTCAAGCCATTGCTTTCCGCCACAGCACCTGTGACGAGATCGGTGGGGCTGAAGATCTGGGGCTTGTTGCTCATGCTCGCGTCGACACGATTGCCCTGCGAGCCAGCAAGCCACAGCCGGCCCTCGTGATAGCACCCGCACGTCGGCCAACCCGTCGTGTTCGAGTAGACGCCGAGGCGCCATGTGCGGATGGGCGTGGTGTAGAGCAGATCGCCCCCGAGAAGCTCGATGTTGACGCCGCTCGCTGCCGTGATCGGGTTGAAAAACGTCACCTCCGCGAGGTATATTGACGCCCCCCATGTCGGACTCCCTGTCCCTGAAAAGACGATGATTGCCTCAACCCAGACATAATTCCACGCCGTCGTCGTATCGTTCGAGATAATATTGCACGGCACCGTGGGCGCCGAAACCACGGTCGAGCCGAGCAGCGCCCCATCCGATCCCGAAGCCGGCGCGGTATTTTTTGCCCGCAAATTAAAGGTGATGGTTGGCGGAGATACCGTCGTGTTGTACGCAACAAAACCTTGCGGCAGGGTCGACGGTGTGATTGTCACCGACGCAATTTTTTGAGCGCTCGCTCCGGAATAGTTTTTGCCGATATACGCCGCTTTCGACTGCGGCAAGGGGTTGGCTCCTGAGATGACCAGCTGCTTTCCCGCAGACGCCGAGAACGCTGAATTCGTGACCCCGTCAAACCCTGCGGCCAAGCCACCTGCAAATGTCATGTCGCCGAAGTTGGTCGACCCCGCCAGTACCCCGCTTATGAAGTTGGACAGCGCAGTGATGATGCCCCACGTCCAGCGAGCCGCCGTGGTCGAGATCGCCCAATTGGTCGTGTCGGTGCCCGGCGGCTTGCCCGTCGAGCCCGCAAGCGCCACCCAATAGACGTTGGCGTACTTGACGAGGTTGCCGGCAACATAAGCGGTCGTCAGAGAAAAATCAGCGGGCTCGGAATAAAGGCGCACATGGCGGCCGACGTCGGTGCCCTGAAAGCCGTTCGGGCCAATGGGTGTCGGAGTAGCGGACACCTGCCAAAACGTCGGACTGGCAGGTGGATTGTTGTTGAGGTTGGCGTCCTGCAAGCTGACGTAGTTGACGCCACCCGTCGTCGCGAGATCGCCAACGGTGTACGCCTTCGTCGCGCTATACGTCGGGTATGTCGGCACAGCCGAGATGATGCCATTGACCGCGCTGGGCGTGATCATCAGGCCCGAGCCAACCGGATCGAGATATGGCCCGTCCTGAAAGAAGCTCGGAGCCAGTGCGAACGTCGCGTAGTCAGTGAGAGCGGTCTTCGGCGTTGCTGAGAGGACTTGCGGCCTCAGTGCCCCATTGAGTAGGAACGACTGCGTTTTCTCCTGCACCGACCGGATACTGGAGAGATACCCCGACGTGATCGTCGTCGACAGCTCGAGCACGCGCCCGACTGTCGCCGTCGTGGCCAGGGTGCCGAGGGTTGCTCCGTCAATGTTAGCGCCGGTGATCGCATCTTGAAGCGAGAACGTGGTTGGCGACAGCACCGTGATCGTGAATTGCCGATTCTGGAGCAGCGGCGTTCCCGTACCCAGATTCTTGAAAATGACGGTGTTGCCCGTCGTCCAAGTGTTCGCCGGATTGGTCGTCACGACCGCGGGGTTGACTGTCGAGATCGAGACCACGGCCTTGTCGTCATTCGTCGTGACGAGGTTCGGGCCGGAGAAAAACCGCAAGTTGGAGTCTGTGAACTCCATCATGTAAGGGTCGGCCTGCTGGAAATCGAACTTGATCGCCCGCGCCGCGCGGCCGGCTTTAGTATGGCTGGCGTAGCGCGTGCCGGGGCGGCGCACGGCCATACCCGACGCAATGGGCATCATGTTGAGCGCACGGTTCATCCCCGTGCGGTAGTCGGGGCGGTCGAAACGCCCTTGCATCGATTGCGACCACTCACCGCCGAGAAACGACGTTTGAGCGTAGGAGGTATTTGGCATGTTCAAACCCTACACGTGACCCAATCGTCCTCGGGTGCTTCTTCCGACCCGATCTCGATGGCGTTGACGATCCTGGCCTCTGTCATGAAGCGCTGATACATGCCGGCAATCGTCGACACCTTGGCGTTCGACTGCGTCACGCGCTCGCACACCTCCATACCGACGCGGGCCGCGAGCCCCTCGCAGAACATGTCGTCGAACTTCGGCACGTTGACCACGTCGGCCACGAAACGGAAGACGATTGGCGACGACTCCGACGTGGTGAAGTAATCGCCTGAAAAGTCCCAATCCTCGTACTGGCGGCCGGCCGGCGCCCCGAGCGGGGAGTGTGAGCCGGCTTTCGGGTCTTGCGCCGCCTCGCGCAAGTAATTGGCCGGCACGCGATAGACGTTGCGCGTGTCCGTGCTCGAGAGCGGGCCGGAGCCGATCGGATAGACAAGGCCAAGCTCGGTCAGTGCGGCGCCGATGGCCAGCCATTTGTCGGATGTGCTCGTGCGCGTCAGCGTCGTCGTCCACGGACAGAGCACGCCGGCCGTCGACCAGAAGGACGGCGAAGACGTCGGGTCATTGCCGATGTTGCCGCCTGACAGCGAGGTATAAATCAACCCGTCCGAGCCGCACACGGTATTGGCTAGTGCGTAGGTCGTGCCGCTCGACCAAGCGGCCGGCGATGCTGTTGGGGTCTGACCCAGGTTGAGGTCGATCAAGCTCTGTCGAGGTGTGCCGAGGTACGTCACGACCGCGTTCTTGCGGTACGTCACAGTCGTATCCCAGGCCGTGGTCGTCGTCGGGGTGTCGGTGTTGCTGTTCTCGCGGCTCATGTAGACGTTGTTCACGCCCGCGCCGCTGGCGATATATACAACATCCCCCGCGAAGTAGCTCTCGCCCGCGACATGTGGCGGGACGGCCATGGGTCCGAAATATGGCTCCCAATAGCCGTGATTGCCTGGCGTGTTGCCGAGGTTGTCGGGCTGCGTCGAGATCCAGACATAACCCTGTGCATCCGAGACGATCGAGCCCGAGAAATACGTCGTCAGGCTTGACCACATCACGGGGGCAAGCAGCCGCGTGCTCGTGTCGATCGGGCGAAGAACACAGTTGCGGATCGCGTGACGCCAGACGTTGCGTCGCAGCTCGGCCCTCCGCAGCATGTCGTAAGCGAAGGCGCACTCACTGGCGTTCACCGAGTCCTCAGTGAAGCCGAGTGTGTTCGAGATGCGCTTCGCCCCGCAGTGCTGAAGCGCCCGGTTGGCGATGTCGACGGGCGTCCGAAATCCCACTGTGCTTACTCCTTACGCGAAAACATTGCGGCGGGTTTTGATCGTATCTGGGTCAAAGGCGCGAACGCCTTCGGGTGTCTCGTATCCGGGTGGCACGGGTGGCTTCGTCTCCTGCCACGACGGAATCCCACCCGTGCGCACCGCAACGAGCTGAAGGATGCGCGTGCGTTCAAACACGCCACCTGTCTGCGGTAGTCCTGCGGTCAGTGTCGCCTCGCTTGAGCCGTAAAAGCGCAGATTGAAATGAAAGCCCGGTACAATGGTCGCCGGTGTGATGATGTCTCCCTCCGCGTCAAGTACCGCAGGGGTAGCCTCGATGATGATGTTTTCCCCTTGCTTCGTTGGGTGGATGATCACCTCCGCAACCGGGATGATATCTCCTTGCCCATCGACATCCGCGATCTGCGCTGCTCGGAGAAATGCGATTGCTAAATCCCGCGTCGGCGCCCACGCAGTTACATCGATCATGTCGTCACCGTTTGCAATTCCGCGTTAGACATGCGGCGAGGCAAATACATGAGCGACCCCATGTATCCGTTCAAGAACGTGGACGTACCCTGCTGAGACCCAATTTGCATGCTGGAGATTGCCGCTAGGCCAAGGGCTCCGGTCGTCGGCGCAAGTCCATTGCCCGTCACGGATGCGTTCGACGCGTCCGAGGAAGACGCGACTTTGACCGTACCTCCCGTGAACGAACCCCCGTGCACTTTGCTGATCGACGAGGTTCCGTTGTAATAGGAGGCCGTCGAGTCATTTCCGCAGTAAAGCGTTGCCGTGGCCGCAGCGTTCACACCGAGGATGTTGGTGTTGCCGCCAGAGGGGGTCACCAACAGGTTTTTGGTGATGGCAAAGAACGTCTGACCGGTACCGGTCGGGAACAGGGATGCAGCGATCGAGATACTGTCGCGCGTGCGCGTCACCGTGGAGCCCGTGGTCAGGATCGGAGACGTGACAAAGGCCCCGACCTCGTGCTGGAAAAACGCTACGTCGACTGCATCGCCTGACGTCACAATGCGAAGGCCGATCGTCGGATTTGCCGATGTCACGGAGGCGATCGAGTATCGCGCCCAAGAAGAAGTGATCGACTGCGTGTTCCACGACAGACCACCATTTTGCGTGATGTCGATGTTGCCGGTTCCCGTCCGGCGCTTCAGGAAAACGGACGTGATGCGCGCCGCACTGCCGGACACGATGGTTTGAGAGACGGTGCCATTGGCCCCGATCGCCGTGACCGTCGTCGCGCTATTGGCGGCCCCATCCGGGCCCGTCGCAGTGGTGGTGGTATTGACGTTCGACGTGGCCCAAGCCGCGTTGGTCAGATCGTTGCTGTAGAGCGCGAGGTTGGTACGCGCTTCCTCGATCAGAACCCCGAGCTTGTTGCCGCTCGTGTCGTACGACGTGCGCAGCGTCGAGCCGCTGCTATAGAGGCCATTGGCCCCAAGGACCCATTTCGTCGACGGCGAAGTGTACGTGAGCTTGCTGTTTGGGTCCCCGTCGAAATTGTTCGCCGGAGTCGTCGTATCCTTGATGGCCATCGACATCTGGGTGAAGTCGATGGCCAAGCCCTGCGTTTCCGCAGCGAGCATCAAAGCAGCAACGCTGGGCGCGGCGCTGGGCGCGGCGCTGCTGCTCATGAGGAGGATGTGCTCAGCGACGTTCATCAGAGAGCCGTGACGATAGAGAGGACTTCAGCATAGACCGCCGTCGCGGTGGCAACCTCGACTCGGTAGGTGCCGCTGGGCAGGTTCACGTTGACATAGCCCGCCGCCGTGAACGCCGTGAGTACCGTGACGTAAGTCGAGCCGTCGAGCGATTTGCGCTTGAGCGTCACCGAGCCGCCGCCAAAGGTCGCATTGACCATCATGCCGTACTGGCCACCCCGGAGCGTGAAATCCGAGGTGTTGGTGCTGATGTTGGAGAACGTCTGCTTTTCGACCTGATTGTACACGCAGGCGTCCTCAAAGTTTGGGGAAGTTGGTGAACATCGCCCCATTGGTGAAGATGCGCTCGAAGGCTTCGAGAGCCTTCATCACGTCCTTGCGGGTCAGCACATTGCCCTGACCGTCGACATCGGCGATGCGAAGCTCGATGTCGCGGGCCGCCGTGCTCGACGCGCCGAACGTGAAGTCGGAGATTTTGAAGCCATCTTTGCCGCGATCGATCGCGAAGAAATGGTCAGACATGCAGTCACCTCGTTGTCGAGACCCCGGCGTGGCAGCAGTGGCCGCAACACCGCCACCACGCCTCTGTGGGCCTCCTCTGGAGAAACGGGATCAGTTGACGTACTGGACGCGGACGCCCATGCGCCCGCCACCGGTCGTGACCGATGTCGAGAGGACTGCCACGATGTCGAAAAAGCCGCCGGGGTCAGACGTAAGACCGAGCGCCTGCCACAAGGGCTGATTGCGTTTGGCGAGCGTGTAACTCGTGCTCTCGTTTGTCTGGAGCGACTGCGCCACCGCCGAGGTGAGAGCGATTGCCGTGGCGAAGAAACCAGCACCGGTCGACGGCACGATCGTGCCGGCAACTGCCGGGTTGGTGCCATCGACCGTCGAGCTGGAATAGTAGACCGAGATGTCGGTCGCACCCGCCGCCTGCGCCTCGCTCTCGAACAAGACTTGCTTGATCTTGGCGTTGCTGGGCACGCGGGCCAGCTTGTAGGTCGAGGCGTTCGTCGCCGAAGCCGAGACCGTGACGAAGTCGCCGCACTCCATGAGTACGCCCGCACCACCCATGCCGGCGGTCTGGGCTGACACGGGAACCGTGTCGAGCGACGTGATGCTTGTTGCTTTGAGATTTTCGACAGCCATCTAGGCGTCTCCTTGAGAAAGAAGGGGAAGGTGGCGCCGCTCAGGGCGCCACTAGGATCACGGGGTGATGTCGGCGCCGGTCGTGTCGGAGCAGAGGATCGAGATCACCTTGCCCGGCTGGGTCCGCGTCGCGCCGTAGGTGGCCGACGTGTAGACCTGATAGGGCTGGCCCGAGAGATCCTCGCGGATGCTGACCCGGTTGATCATGTCCCTCCAGATGCCGAGATAGAGGCCCGACTTGGCGAACGCAAAGCAGTTGCGCACGTTCGAGGAGACCGACAGACGCTCGAGCACGACGATGTCGAAGCCGAGGAAGCGCGTGACGCGCCCGTCAACCAGCACCGGCCGATCGTTGTACTCGGTCGAGACAACCTGCACCTGATTGAGCAGATCGCTTTCCTGCTGAGAGCCGATGACCAGGGTAATCGGGTCGCTCTCGATGTCGACGTGGTAGTGGCGCAGGATGCGCTTGGCCTCGATCATCTTCGCAACCGTGAGGCCGGAAGCTGCCGACGAGCCGAACGTGCTGGCGATCTGATGGTTGGTCGTGTCGAAGGTCTCGGTCGAGAGGCCGTTTGCGTCCGTGCCGATCTGCGCGCTGCCGGTCGCCGCAGCGATCAAGCAGTCATCCCAGGCGCGGCCAACGGCATTCGCGGCGTTGGTCGAGTAGGCGGACTTGGGGTCGACGATCGTGCGCAACTCGTCGAAGCTGTCGATCAGCTGGGGAAGCTCGCCGTCCTGCGGGAAGACCCAGCGCCGGGTGGTGTCGGCGTCCTGGCGGGCCAGCGGCGCGAAGCGGCCGGCGGGGGCGCGGAGCTGGACGGCGCCGAGCTGGTTGATCGGGCTCGCCTGCTTGCCGACATGCATGCCCTCGCGAACCTTGCCGCGGAGCTTCGATCCCGTCTGCTGAAGTTTCAGCTCGAGGTTCGTCGAGAACTGCGTCGTGAAAAGCTGGAAAAGGTTCGCGGACATACGCCGGAGCCTCCTTTTTAGGGTGGGTCCGACCGTGTCCGAGAACCGGGGGTCTGTGTGGGATGAGCGTCTTATACGTGAGTGATTCTGACGCGTCAACCGTTATTTTGAGAGATTATGACCTATTTTGACTTGGTGCATTGGGATGGACAATTCTGAGCCACGGTTTCGGAGGTTCAAACAATTCCCAATGCACCATGCGTCACCTCCTAGTAGGAGCGGGAGCGATCCGTGTCGTCGCCGGCGATCAGCACGAGCAGCGCATTCATCTCGCGGCCCTCGGGGGCGCCGCCGTCGAGGTAGCGCTTCGTCCAGTTGGTGTCACCCATCAGCTCGGCACGCTTGGCCACGGCCTGCTCGCGCGTCATGATGCCGCCAGTCGGGCCGTTGCTGTTGACGAACTTGGCCTCGCCGATCTTGGTGCCGATGTCGCGGAACATCTCCATGACCTTGGCGTAGCCGACCGTCTGCTCGAGCGCGGCCACCTGCTCCGGCGTGACGCCGAGCTTCGCCGCCGCCTGCTTGGCGACGAACATGTTGGCCTCGTGATTCTGGCCCCACGACTTCGCCAGGATGCCCTTCTGCTCGGCGATCTTGGCGTCTGTCTCGACCTTCGCGGCAACCGCCGTGTCGGTGTTGTGCTTGACGAGATCGGCGGCCAGGGCTGCAACCTTGTCCTTCGGCAGCTGGAGCGCGGCCGCGCGCTGGCGCAGGAAGTCCCCGAGCGGGCCGTCGATCGGCTTGCCGTCCGCTGTCTTCAGGTCGTAGTCCTTCGGATCGCTGCCGGCGCCGAGGCGGTTCCATACCTGCTTCCAGCCGGCCTCATCGGTGGCGTCCTTGGGGAGCCGGATGATCTGGTCTGCCGGCACGCCGATGAACTTCTCTGCCTGGCGGTGCGCCTTGGTAGCCTCGATCGCGACCGTGACCGGATCTTTGTCGTGCCAGCCGCGGTTCTGCCAATGACCGATGATCTCGGCGTCCGCCTTGCCGTCGTACCAGGGCGCGGGCGGGGGCGGGGCGGGCGGAGTGCCGCCGGCGGGCGGCGCGGCGCCTCCTGCGGCGTCGAACATCGGGCTACGCTGCCAGAGAAACTTATGCGGCATTCTGGGCTCCTTGCGGCTGGGTCAAAGCACTCGCGCCCGTGTAGAGCGCATACAACTGATCTGTGGTCAGGTTGAGGTGGTTGGCGATCCTCAACCAGACTTCGCGCCGGCCCTCGAGCACGGCGTGAAGGCGGGGGTCGGCGTTGAAGCACGTCTCGTTGGCCCGACAGAAGCCTGCGAGGTCGATGAGCACCTGCTGGCCGGCGGGCGTGCCGAACGTCAGCTGATAGGTGCGCTTGCGGCTTCGGACGAAGTCGATCGCGCGAGAGGCGAGGACGTGGATCTTCCTCATTGCGGCTGGCCTTTCTGCGCCTCGTTCTTCGCCTTCATGAGCGCCGCGGCGGCCGGCGCTGCCTGGATCTGTGCCTGCTGCTGGGCCGCGGCGGCGCGTGCCTTGCGCTTGGCCTGCACCTTGTCGTCGTCGGCCATCCAGCGCTCGGGCGTGGCGTTGATAGCGGCGATCTCCGGCAGGGCCACGTCGAGGTCGAAGCGGTCGAGCGGCGCTGGGTCTTGCGTGATCGCCACGATCTCCTTGGCAATCTCGAGCGTGCGCATGAAGCCGGCAGCTTCCTGAGCCTTGGCGGCGCGCGACAGCGGCGAGGTGTAGACGACCTTGTACTCGCCCTTGGCCTCCTTGAGCCGGGGCGGCATCGGCGGGAGCAAGCCCTGCGAGGCCAGCACGTCCAGCTCGCGGTCGATCAGCGGCCCGAGGTATTCCGACTGCTGGCGGCCAACGGTCGGGGCGAGCAGGATGCCCTTCTCATTGGTGCGCTCGATCACCTCGGTCGCCGTCATCTGCGGCGTCTCGGTGAGCACCTGAAAGAGCGTGACGAGGAAGGCATCGTTGATCAGCTGCTGCTCGACATCCATCATCTCCTTGGAGATCTGGATGTCGCCGGTGGGCAGGATGCCGACGAGCGGCTTACCGTCGCTGTTCATGCCGCCCTTGTTCATGGCGCCGGGTCGCAGCGAAAAGTCCATCAGGCCGTCGTCGGCGAGCAGCAGCACTGGGTCGGCGGCGCGGTGCCCCTGCTTCAGGAAGGTGCGCTTCTGCGCGTTGAGCGTCTTCAGCGCCGGCAGCACCTGCATCGCCGGGCCACGGCCATAGGTCTCGTTGGGGGCCTGGTCATAGCGACTGGCGGTGACGGGGAAGCTATTGTAGCCGCCCTCCTCGCCCATGACGCACTTGCCCTCGACGCACACGTATACCGACTGCCAGGGCTTGCCCTTGGCGTCCAGGCGCTCCTCGTCGTAGTCGGTGCGCGGGCACACGCGGTGCAGGAAATTATAGAGATGCTCGGACTTCTTCTCGAGCGCGCCGTGCATCGACGCTGGCAGCTGGCCCGGCCACTTCTGTTCTGCCTGGCGCGCGGTGAGCTTGAACCACCGGATGAAGCCGTCGACCATGCCCTGGTGGTTCTCGCGCAGGAACATCTCGCCGATCGGCACGGCCTTGTAGCGCAGGCCGCGGCTCTTGGTCAGCGATGTGTCCAGCTCGTCGACGAAGACGCAGCCCGTGCCGAAGGCGCCGAGCGACTGGAAGTTCTGTTGGTTCTGGGCCGAGAAGTTCGCCTCGGGTGCGTAGCGGTACTTGAACAGGAGACGGGTCGCCTGCTCGAACCACAGCCGCGTGGCGCGGTCTTTCATGACATAGTCGTCATTGGCCTCGAGCTGGTGCCAGAAAGAATTGCGCGGCGTCAGCAGACTGTCGCAGATGGCCGAAAAGCGGCCCAGCGCCATCATGCCGGAAGCGTCAATCTGGCGATCGGTTTTCTTCTCGCCGGGCGTGTTCGTGTTGCCATAAAAGAAGGTATTGCGCTGAGACGGCAGGATCAGCTCGGCCACCTCCTCCCATTGCGAGGCGAAGGTCGCGCGCCGGCTCTGCAACTCGGAGAACTCCGCAAGCGTATCGGCAACGATCTTTGCCTCGTGCTCCGAAATCTCACGAGGCAATTTGGATGCATAGATGTCGCCGTCGAGTGCCAAATCACTTCACTCCACCAAACAAGTCGCCGACTGCGCCGCCCGAGAAGATCGAGCCGAAATTACTCTGCTGCGCCTGCTGCATGGCCTTGCGGCGCTTCTCCTCCTCCGATTCGACGCCCGGCGTAGTAGACAGATCTCCCGAGGAGGATGTCATACTCGAGCCGAGCCCAAGATCCACGGAGGCGGCGGATAAGATCGGGTTCATAATGCACCTTCAATGGTGGGTCGAATGGCAGGTCGAGTTGAACCGGTTTTGCCATTTCGCCCATACCAGAACTCCAGAAACGAAAAAGGCTCCGTAGCCGGGGGACAGCTACAGAGCCAGGGGTGCGAGAGGTCAGCGATATGAGCCGGGAGAAGCCCACGCCCGTGAAAATGCCCTTTTTGTTTTGAGATGTCAATAGGCTAAAATACGTCAAATTCGACACCCTCGGCGATTTGATTAACTATTCGTCGACGTTTTACACCACCGAGCGGAACGGCTCTGGCAAAGCGTTTCATCATGATCCCATATCGGATTGCTGACAAAACGTCGTCGCGTTCCTTGACGATGAGGCCATCCTTTCGGTGGTAGGTGCCTTTCTCGTCGAAGAACTCCGAGAGGTGGTTGGCGACTTTGAAGCGCCCGGTCGTCATCCGATCGTACATCTCGGCAATGCCAGCCTCGAGCGAAACTCCACCCTCGGGATGGGTGGCATGGTCGGGCAGCATCTCCAAACCTTCGTTCTTGTATTGCGAGGCCAATGTCGCGCCGCCGCTCTCGCGCGCCGTGCCATCCTGCGGCCAGGCGACAGGGAGTGCCGCGCCGATTGGCTTCATGGCCGCGGCATGATCCCGAGCCCGCCCGTCCTTCATTCTGATCACGTGGTGGACGTGGATCACATCATTATCTTTGTCCCACAGCAGGAGCCCAGCGCCGAAGGGGTGGTTGATGCCGAAATCGATGCCCCAGATTTTGACCCAATAGGCTGGAATGTTCTGGATCGCCGGCTCCATAATCTGCTCGTCGGCCACAGGAAAGACAGCACCGGAGCCGAGGAGCGGGATGCCTTTCGCACGCGCGTCCCGCTGGTGGGGCAAATAGCCAGCGACAATTTTGACGCGCTCGTCGGGCGTGATGTGCTCCGCGTCATCGATTGTCATCCGGGTTATGCCCCGGTCCTCATGCTCCTGCTCGGTGAAGCGGCGGACGACATTCGACATGCCGAGCAATGGCGTGAAGGTCAGGAACTCCATACCCTTAGTCGCGGTGATGCGCGTCAGGCCCTCGGCATAGAGATCCTCGTCGGGCTCTTCATCCCACCAGATGAAGTCTAGGGTCTCGCCTTGGAATTTGCTTCGTCCTTGCTCGTAGGATTTGAAGCGCAGGACTGACGTGCCTCCAGAGACGTGCTTGACCTGAATCGTGTCGTAAGCATCGGTGACGCCGCGGGCCAAGGACGGCTTGTCAACGAATAAATCGCGCGGAATCAGACCAGAGCCAAGTGCGCCCTCAACGCCGGGCTCACCGCATAATTTGGTCTGGCTGACATTTCGCACTAAAAGCGATGTCTCACCGGCCGCCCACGCTTTCACAGCCCGACCCCAGCGTCGGCCCGTCCACCAGTCGGGATATAGACCAGTCAAATGGCAGGCGGTCTCGAACGCACCGGATTCGCTCTTACCCAGCTGATTCCCCGCCATGAACAATCGCTCGCGCTTGGCCGCCCCCAACGCAAAGAACTCTTTCTGGCGGGGATAGGGGTTGACCGCGATCGGCGCCGTATAGAGCTTGCCGTAGCGCTTCCGCTCCAGCATGGCCTTCAGCATCTTGTGGGAATGAAGCAGATGCGCTGGAATGGGCTGGCTCATAATGTCCAGTCCTCGGTTGCGGCATCGGTGATGTCGATGGCCTCGATCTCGAGATCGTCCTTCTTCGGCCGGAGGGCACGGGGGATGGGCTTGCCGCCGAGGAAGACGGCCGGGTCCATGCCCAGCTCCTTGGCCATGTTCTCGATCTGCTCCTTCAGGCCGGCCTCATCCAGCTTGTGCTCGACCTTCACCGTGTGCTCGGTCTTGACCCCAAGCCCGCCGCGGTCGAGGAGGTTAGCCGCGATCTTGGCCCGGTCCCTGGCCGCGACGGTCGGGTCCTCGCAAAGCGCGACCAAGACACTGGCGGCCATGGGCAGGGACGCCCCGAGCCGGCGGTGGCTCTCCTCACGCAGTGCCTCTTGGATCGGTTGCTGGTGCGCCAGACGGGAGCCATACTCCTCGGGGTAGCCGGCGGCCAGGGCAGCGCGTCCGTAGTTGGTGGTCCCCTGCCTCATGACGGTCAGCACAAAGGCGCGGAGGCGGTCATTGCGCAGGGCGAGCATGGCGGGGCCAAACTCGGTGGCATCCTCGTTATCGATCGCGGCGGGCAGCTGGGTCATGGGGGCCAGAAGAATCACGGCGCGGCTTAAATTGTCAATAATTATTCTGTAAACAAACGGTTAACGGTCCAGTGGGCCGAGGGTGGCATAGTCTGCCACGGCCTGAAGCTCTGCTGCGGTGGCGTTGCCCTTAAGCTGATTGGCGCGAAGGGAGATGACGTAGCAATTGCCGGGCACGTATCCTTTGGCGTTGTCCCACCTGTCGACCGAGGGCTGGTTCGCCCGAACCCCCATGACCCCACGCAACCCCCGCGGCGTGGAATAGTCCAATTCGATGCCGAGGACGGGGCAGTGCGTCGGCCAGTGCAGATCTTCTTTTCGAATAGTCGCCTCGAGCCCCGCCTTCCGCCCTCTGGCGCGCGCTCTTAACACCAGGCGACCTGTGGTCCAGTTCTTGGACTTTGGCAACTTAGGAGGGGCGACCCCGATCTCCTTGCAAAGCGCCCTGAGTTCCTTCCGGCGCTGTGCCCGCTCTGCCAAAAACGCGTCGCCGCGCTCGGCCTTCTGCCGCTCATAGTATCCCATAGCACTCTTTCGCCGGGTGGTGGTCGTCTTGTGTGTCTTTTCCATTCACATAAGATAGTGTGTCTTTTCCTCCGTGTCAATACTATGGTTTTTCTAAAAAGCCGCGCGTGAAA